TGGATTGGAACCAAATTTCCCGTATAAGGAATTAAGCATCAGTTTTGCCAACGTCCGTATGGCGTTATTCGGTGCATTGATTTTGATATATGTCCATTTATCAATGTAGTTATTAAATAATCCTGTTTGACTTCTAAACTTCCAACCTTCCACATATTCTATATTGTACAAGGTGTAATGTTCTTGTATGAGTTCCCAGTCTACGGAGGTGAGCCATAAATCCACCTGTTCATAATTACTGGATTTTAAGTATTCGTTTTGTTTGAAGTACCCGTAACGCTTATCTTTAATTTGAATGGTAGGGATTTTCCCTTCCTTCAATTCAAATTCAAATTTAATGTTGGCAATGTATAAGGGATACTCTTCATCTGTTTTATATTCCCCTGAATAATACAAGGGCATCCCATAGGGTAAAGGTTTATACCTCATGACATAGGGGTATAGGGAATTAACATCAAATACAATCCCTTTTCCAATGTTTTTATTCACATAAAAATCATTCAACCAGGTAAACCCACCTCGATACGATTTTCGCAGGTCATAATCGAGGTCATAACTAAACACAGGGAATAACTTTTCAAACATCTTGGTTGAAATCGTGGCTTTGTATCCTGATAGGGCATCGGAACCAGCCGTCATTTTTTCCAAACCCTGGTCAAACTGGATTTCTAATGCTCTTGCTATTACTTCAATATCGTTTAAAATATAGGTATACTCTTCTTCGTCAATCTCATGTCCCACAGGGCGAGAACGGGAATAAAATTCTTTTGCTTTCTTTATTTTCAAAACGTTTAAATCAAAAGCTTTCCCCACCTTGTCCACGGTGAAGGGGAGCTTTTTTAGTGAGTCGTAAATGACGGTGTGAATCTTTTTATTGTTTTTGTTGTAGCCTTGGCAAATGTCGATCATGTACCATTGACCCATACCTGAAATGATGGCATTAAAGGTGAGGGGTTTCGGGTGCTTGGAATTATCAAAGGTGTACCCTTGTTTTAACAACCAGTTTACAATGAAAGACCCGTCAAATTTTAGGTTGTGAAAATATAAATCGGCTTGACTTTTAATGACCCACGCCATGAAATCTTCCATGTTGTTGCCGATTCGCTTGTTTTTGTGATTCCATAATTCCATGTATCCATACGCCCATACACGGCAATCCTCTACTTGAGTGGTGGTTTCAAAGTCACAGCTAAACTTTTTCCTTGCCATATAAAAGCCCCTTCCGATATTTTCCGAAAGGAAAAATCGTACCCTTGCTGTTAAACTATTGTTTCCGTTTCCCCACCTCCTTCAAATCCAAATTCAAATTTCCCAAGAAGTAGTCGTTTAAATACCCTTCAATGATTTCCAGGTTCCCACGGTTTTTATCATTGATTCCACCCTGATTCTCACTATCATAATACCGAAAATCAAATTCATCAAACATTTGATAGATTTCATAAAACACGTCGGGTGGTAAACTCTTTAGTTTATCGACAATGTCATCCTCTTCCCCATGAAATCCTTGTTCCATCATGGCAATCCAGTTCTTTTTAAATTGAATGAGTTTTTCATCATAGAAGACAGGAGTGGACTTCGCTTCATTTTTCCGTTTCACATAATCGAGTTCATGCTGTGATTGAATTTTTGAAAAGTCAAACACTTCGGGTTTACTGATTCCTGCCGTGGTAGGATACCTGAGCATTTTCCGTCTTTCGCCTGCGGTCATTTCTGTTTTCTTTCCACGGGAGACAAAGGGCAAATTCTCAATCTTTTTCGTTTCCTGGTCTGCCAGTCTTCTTGCCCGTTTGTTCTCTCGTGTGATTTTGTTTATCTCGGCTTTCGATGCCACAACCCCATGTTCATTTTTTCTAAATTGGTAGCGTTGGTTATTCTTATTTGTGAAAGAAGAAAGATGTTGAGTGATCCGATTAAATTCTTTCCTTGTTTGAATATCGGAGAGTTCGGGAAGTTCAATCTCTGCACTTACATCCACCCCGTAATTCTTCTGAGTCCGCCTAATCTTGGCTTTTGCGTTTTTGACCAAACGGGCGTATTCGGTTTTGTCATTTCCCGACAAGCGTATAGGTGTAGGTCTTGCCAATTGATTTCGACCCCTTTCAAACCAACTAAAAAGCCACGTTTTTCGGTTTGTTCGTAGTAATGAATATCAGCGAGTACGTCTGTATTCAACGGCAAATCTTTTGCTAACTTTTTCATCTTAGCATGAAAGTCTTTTCGATGTTGTTTGTGTCCTGCCATAAATTTTTGAAGTAAAAATAAACTGGAAAAGAAAAACGTGATTTCACCATTGGAAACCACGTATTCACTTTCCCTTATATTATGGAAGACACCTGAGCGTGTTGCAGGCATCGTGTGCCCTCCTTCCTTTTTAAAGCATGATTTTAATGTCAGTGTACTGATGTTCACGACCTTTTTTCTTTACTACTTTAAACTTCAATGGTTCTTCCCAAGATGTTGGCTCTCCCCATACCTTGTACACATTTTGTAACGTGTGATACACGGATTTTGAAGAAGTCACAAACACCTGATCTTCGGGAGTAAAGAGGTAGGTGAGTACACCATATTCCAATTCCCCAGTGTCTTCATTTAAAGAGTCATAAGGGTTATGAATAACGTTTGCTACTTGCAATAAAGCTCCAATGTGTTCACCTAATGCGGCGGTTTGTTCGTCATCTCCATTTAATAGGTTAAACATGGCGACTTTTTGTTCTTTGGTTTCAGGTACAACGGATGAATAATGAGAGTATACAGCTTTTCGTTTAAATTTTCCGTTTTCGTCTTTTGTGATAGCATAGTTCCCAGATTGTGCAACGGCGGCTACTTCATTTTTCATTTCTTCTTTTACAGATACTTGGTTATTTTCAGACATTATAATTTCCTCTTTTCGGTTATTTGTAGTTTAAAAGTTTGATAAGGAATTATGTTTCCGCATAACTCCTTTATAAATTTGATGAAAAATAGAGAATAACGTATTTCCTATACATCTTGTAAAATCTGCATGAATTTATAGATGTATTTAAAGGTTATTTCCGTAACCTTTATTTAATTTTCTGAACTTACCTCATTCTCTTCTTTCACCGTAGCAAAGGCAATGAAATCTTCCACAGCCATTTCATAGGTTTTTGTATCCGTTTCCACTCCAAACACGGTGACAGGTTTCCCATATTTTTTGTTTAGCAAGCGTTGGGCTTGTTCCAAGCTAATCTTTCCCACAAAGATTTCATCAGGTAGTTCGGCGGCAACGGGTTGCCCATCTTCCATTTCTAGTACGGCGACTTTTGCCGTTGTTTTGGTGACTTCTCTCGACATCGTTTTTCTTGGCATTGACTTTACTCCTTCTATCATTTTATTTGGAAGAACTTGTTTCACCTTCCATATCTTTATATTAAACTAGTTTTGTAGGTTTTGCAAGCAAAAATATTAAAAAACTACGTCTTTTTTTAATAGACTGACTTCTTCCTTATTATATGTCTTTTCAGAATGGTATAATAGAGTTGTAAGTAATTAATAGAAAAGGAGGAAAATAGTGTAATGCCTATGACCAGAGATGAACATGAGTCATTCTTGACGGACTTGTTAAACCCAGAAATTGAACAGAGCAAGAAATCAGAAATCCTGCAAAATTTAAGGGTGGATTACGGGAAAGTGCTTGCCGATCATGAAGACCTGAATAAAAAAGTAGGGGAGCAAGACCACGCCATTCGAGATTTGACTTTAGCCAACAGCAAGCTGTTTCGTGATTTAGGGGTACAGGATCGTGACCCTAAGGAACTAGAAAAGGATCAGGAGAAAACCTTCTCTGAAACAGTACGAATTGAAGACTTTGAGAAAAAGTAAAAAATATTAAAAAAAAGAAAGAAGGAATCTAATTCATGCGGATTACCATTCAAGAAGTAAAAACAGCGTTAGGTATCACGAACACGTATGACATCGTGAACGCCATTTCAAACAGTCTAGGAACCAAATTTAGCGACTATGTAGGTCTTGCGAGTCAGGACAACGTGGTTCAAATTGGACAGGCATTACAACAATCCCAAACCCTTCAAAATGATTTCATTACATCCTTAATTGACCGTATCGGGTTAGTGGTGGTGAAACACGCTGGACTCACAAACCCATTGGCAAAATTTAAAAAGGGTATGATGCCAGAAGGACGCACGATTGAAGAAATTTTTACCGATATTACCATCGGGCAAAAATACAATCCTGCCGATGCGGAACAAACGTTATTCAAACGCACGATTCCAAACGTGAAAACCTTGTTCCATGAAATGAACCGACAAGACTTCTATACCCAAACCGTTCAGGACTCTTCTTTACAAACAGCGTTCACGTCTTGGAGCAACTTTGAAAACTTTGTTTCTTCTATTATTAATGCCATTTACAATAGTGCAGAAGTAGAAGAATATGAGTATATGCGTTTACTCGTGGATAACTACTATTCCAAGGGATTGTTTACGGTGGTTCCTTTAACAGCCGCACCAACGGATCAAACATCTGCAACGGATTTTATTAAGAAGGTAAGAGCCACCACAACGAAAATGACGTTACCAAACGGCACACGGGATTATAATGCGTTGGCTGTGAGACAACGTTCTGACATTTCAGACCTTCATTTAATCATTGATGCCGACACAAATGCAGAAATTGACGTGGATGTATTAGCAAGAGCCTTTAACATGGACAAAACAAACTTCTTATCGAATGTTACCGTGATAGATGGTTTTGCTTCATCGGGATTGGTTGCTGTACTCGTTGATAAAAATTGGTTCATGGTGTACGACAAATTACAAAAATTAGAAACCGTACGTAACCCTAAAGGGCTGTACTGGAATTACTTCTTCCATATTTGGCAAGTATTATCCGTATCCCGTTTTGAAAATGCAGTAGCGTTTGCGGTTGCTGATTCCAATTTGCCAGCTGTCACATCGGTTGTGTTATCACCAACGATTAACAGCCAAAAACAAGGATCATCGTTTGAATACACAGCTTACGTGAGAGCAACGGATGGAAAAACACACACTGTCACTTGGCACGTCAATCCGTCTACCTCATCGACTACCTTAAAAACAGGTACGACGATTGATGCTAACGGGAATTTAACGGTTGATCCTACCCAAACAGGTGAATTATCCGTTACGGCAAGTGTGGACATTTCAGCCGCACAAGATGGATCAAAATTGGTGACAGGTGAGTCTATCGTTACCATTATTCCTGCTTAATAGAAGAAATAAATAGAAGGGGTTGAGTCCCTATGACCACTGTACCACTTAGTGTAACGAACATTCGCTTTTTGTCGAATGTTCCTTTCTCTAGTGACTACAAGCACACCCGTTGGTTTGACAACGTGGACGACCAATTAAATTGGTTTATGAGTCAAAATATTGTTCATCAGAACAGTAATGCGAATTATCAACGGATTGACAGAACCTTTATCAAGGCAAATGCATCCGTTGATGATTTATATAATGCCAATTACGTCATGTTTCAAAATAAACAGTATAAATGGTTTTTCGCTTTTGTCACCTCTTTAGAATATGTGAATGAATCCGTCACAAAGGTTCATTTCCAAGTAGATGTCCTTCAAACATGGATGTTTGTGATGAACTTCAAACCGTCCTTTGTGATACGGGAACATTGTCCACTTTGGAATAGTGACGGAACACCTGTCATTAACACCGTGGATGAAGGACTCTATTACGGAGCTGAATATGATAATGTCAATGTGAGTACATGGCTCCCGTTCACGGATTTGTATTTTATGGTGATTGTGAGTAAAAATGCGATGCATCTCACCACACCTGCTGTGACACCTGTTGTGAACGGAATGCCGACTCCATTAAGTTATTATGTTCATCCATTTAAATTAGACGGAAGTTCGATTCAATACGGGAGTAACCCTCTTAATAATATGACGGATGTTCTTACCAACTTGTATTCCAATACGGATGCGGTCAATAACATTGTAGCGATTTACGTAACGGATTATATTGGGTATGCGTTCACCTATGACCAACCAAATGGAGTCTTAACAGGTGGTGACAGTCAATTTGAACAAGTGAACATTGGAAGTACAGGAAGTCCCATTCAAACGATACACGTCAAGAACATCCAAAACTATCAAGCGTTAACCCATTCTTTAGGAGATAAATACGCCCCTTATTACGGGGTGACAGAATCTAAACTTTTGATGTATCCGTACACGGTTTTGATACTCGATGATATGAAAGGCAATCGGGTACAACTCAGGAATGAGTACATTGATTCAGAAACCCTAAACATTGTCGTGCGTGGTTCGATTGGAATGGATAACAAGATCGCCTATTCCGTGAAAGAGTATTTAACTGGTGGACTTCCCTACAATCAATTAGAAGTATCCCTAGAAAATTCCGTGATTAATAATAACCCGAATGACGTGCCGATTTTAAATGATAATTTAGCCGCCTTTTTACAAGGGAACCGAAACACCATTCAGAATCAGAAAAATTCGATTATGTTTAACGGAGCTATGTCGACAGCGAACAATACGTTAGGGGCGTTAGTATCCGCAGGAGAAGGAAACATTGTAGGAGCCATCGGTGGAGGGATGAACGTTGTTTCAGGCCTCGGCAATACCCAGTTAAAATTAAATGCCATCCAAGCGAAACAGGATGATATACGGAATACTCCACCTACTTTGGTGAAGATGGGGAATAACACCGCCTTTGATTACGGAAACAAATACAACGGGTTATACATTATTCAAAAGCAAATCAAACCTGAATACGTGAAAAAACTAAGTGATTATTTTAATATGTTTGGATACAAAAAGAATGAGGTTAAAATACCGAATTTTCACACTCGACAATCTTGGAATTATGTCCAAACCGCCGCCTGTACGATTACAGGGAATTTTGCGAATGAGGATTTAGTGGAAATCAAACAAATTTTCGATAATGGCATTACACTATGGCACGTGGATGACATCGGAAATTATACGTTAAAGAATGGAGTGTTATAAGATGGGAGGGAGAAAACAAACCGCATACAGAAGTCCTTTAGATATAGAAGAAACCTATGGGAATTTTTGGTTTACTCATTACTATCAATATTTACAAAGTTTGGCCTATCAGTTATTTGAATGGGAAGGGCTACCCGATAGTGTTGACCCACGTTTTTTAGAAATGAGTTTACATCAATACGGATATGTAGGATTTTTTAAAGACCCAAAAATCGGATATATTGCGTGTCAAGGGGCGTTGTCTGGAACCGTGGATCATTATTACTTAGCTACGAAATTCCATGCGAACCAACCCACCTATCAAAATACCTTTAAACTCTTTAATTACAATGATAAAAAAGAGGACAAAATGGGGGTTGCCATTTATAACAATGACTTTCATTTTTCAACGATTCCTAGTTTACGAATGTTTGCTCGTGATTTAGCCGAACTAAAAGAAGTCATACGGGTGAACCAAAACGCACAGAAAACACCTGTATTCATGGCGGTCAATGACAATAACAAATTTTCCATGAAAAACATTTATCAGCAAATAGACGGAAACCAACCCGTGATTTTACACAATGAATCCCTTGATTTAAACAATTCGATTAAGGTATTCAAAACGGATGCTCCGTACGTGGTGGATAAATTAAATACACAGAAAAACGCCATATGGAATGAAGTCATGACGTTTCTTGGGATTAAAAATGCGAACCTGGAAAAGAAAGAACGGATGATAACCGCAGAAGCCGATAGCAATGACGAACAAATTGATTCTTCCTTAAACATCTATTTAAAAGCACGGGAAGAGGCTTGCGATAAGATCAACGAATTATATGGGTTAGATGTCAGCGTGTCGTTTCGTTCTGAAATCGTTCAGGAGTTTGAAAACAATATCAGTCCTTCTGATAGTCAGGGGGCGAACAATGGCTAGTTACACGATGGAACTACGGGAATACATCGAAAGGTGGTCACAAGACACCATCGACACGATGAAAACCACCGATGTGATTGAAGCAGGAAGACCTCATTTATTTGATTTTGATTATCCGATTTTTGACCCAAACTATAAAAAAGTCTTTGAAACCCACTTTATCCGAAAATTTTATATGAGGGAAATCGGGTTTGAAACCGAAGGGCTCTTTAAATTTAATCTCGAAAATTGGATGATTATTAATATGCCTTATTTCAATAAATTGTTTGAAAGTGAACTATTGTCCTATAATCCATTGCAAAACACCATCTTAGACACCACCAAAAATAAAACAGCCGACAAGAAACAAACGGATGCACGAAACGGGAATCAAACCACCCAAACAGATGGAACCAATCAAACCACCTTAAAAGGGAGTTCTTCCAAAAGCAGTGATGGAACGGAAACGGATGATAATTTTAATCGAAGTCTTGAAAGTGATACCCCTGATTCCAGGTTGACCATTACCGCAAATGATGGTCAGGGAGTCATCGAATACGCAAGCAACATAAAAGAAGACAATGAAAACAATTCGAGAACTGTTTCCAATCATGCCTCTGAAACCGAAAACACCACGAATAATGGAAGTACTTCTGTGAATGGTTCAGCGATTACCAGTGACACGTTGAACAGTGATATTAACGAAACAGAAGAGTATGCAGAACATGTGGTAGGGAAGATTGGAGATAAAAGCTATCCTCAATTAGTGAAAGAGTTCAGGGAAAGTTTTATACGGATTGAAAATAGGATTTTCGAGGAAATGCAGGAATTGTTTATGTTGGTATATTAGTAGAAAGGTTGTGAATCAATGGACGTTATCAGCTATGCAAAAGCAAAGAATGTCGAACGACAGTTACCAGGGAAAGCGGATAAAACCGACACAGGGTTATCTACCACCCTCTTAACCACTGATAAAACTTCTTTAGTAAACGGGATTAATGAGAACAAAGGGCGTTTAGATGGTCATGATACGCAATTGGCGGATATTTCGCTGAACATAAATTCATATTCAGGCAAAGTAGCAACGTCCGACGGTTGGGATATAACGTCTGTTATTAATACAGTTATTAGTGACTGTATTTCAAAGAAAAAAGCTTTATTTATTCCTGAGGGAAATTGGTATACCAGTCAACCTATCCGAATCAATCAAGCACTCGACCCCTTAAATCCTATTGATGGGTTTTCCATGTATGGAGTATTTGGTGTTATTCCTTATAACGACTCAAAAATGCCGTCGCTTATTAAACCATTACCTACGTTTCCTTCTGGGGAGTCAATCCTAGATTTACGGTATACGACACGTTCAGCCGTTCAGTATCTAGGGATTGATGGACTAGGGATGAATGTAAGCGGTGTTGAATACGGGGAACGTACCAATAATGGACGAATTTTTCCTAGGCATAGTTTACAAACTTGCTCTATCCATAATTGTCATACAGGTGTAAATGTTAATAATGCTGGATTGATGAAAATTAGAGGGAATAATGTTTCTGGTAATAGCTATGTGGGAATTGGTATTTTCCAGTATGGGGGAGATAGCGACTTAGAAGGAAACTACATTAATACTCATAACTATGACTATGTAGGTTCAGACCGTTTTACAGGTGCGGGAATTGTGATTCAGGCTTGCGGGAATATCAATATTCGTGGCGGAAAGATCGAATGGAACGCTAAGGGTATTGTGTTATATGGTGCATTTGGTATCAATATTGATAATATCAATTTTGACGTAAATAAAATTATGCATGTATACATCGAAGCCATTAATACAAGTTCAGCGTCTTGTTTAAGTATCTCTATAAATAATTGTCGCTTTTTAAGTGGGGGTGTTAATCAAGACGGAAATGCATGGGGTAAAGCCCATATCCATGTGAATACGCCTGCCGGTACACGTTCAGGGGTAGTAATATCTGCCTGTAACTTTAAAAAGGCTGGTTTTTCTTCTTTTGATTTAGATACAACTGCACCTGTTGGACCCGCCTTATGGGGAATCCGAGTAGAAGGAAATGGTCAAGGTGATATAACCATTGTTGGAAATGACTTGCTTGATTGTGCCGCTACGAATACCTTTTCTTGCTATGGTACAGGTAACACCATTAGATACAATGGCAATGCCAATAATTTACCTTTTGACATTGGAACTGGGATTGTACAATGGGGGAATGTTGGATTATCAGGTGCAACGGCTAATAGACCGACCCAGGGAGTCTATACAGGGATGCCTTATTTTGATACTACACTGGGGAAACCAATTTGGTATAGCGGAAGTGTATGGAAAGATGCAACGGGCGCAACGGTTTAATACGCACTTGGATCATATAGCAACACAAGGAGGGAGGAAAAACAAATGAGTATGAATCAGCCAACGGTTTCAGGGTTTAACGCCATAGCACCTTTAATCATTCAGAGTTATGAACGCTATTTGCCAACTGCCTTTGATGAAAGTATGACAGTACTCGAAAAGATGAATAAAATCATTCAGTTTTGCAATACGATTGGAACCACGACAAACGATGTGATCACTCAATGGAACCAAGTCATGGCGTGGGTGATGAGTGATGGGATTACCACCGATATTTCAAATAAACTCGATGCCATGCTTGCAGACGGATCTTTTAACACCATCATTAATACCGAAATACTAGGAAGTAAATCGAGTATTCTCTTATCCAATACCCAACCCACAAAAGAAGACATTTCGACGTTTTGGATGAAGGATTTTGGATCTACTAAACTACAATATAGTGATTTGACTCCATCTAATTCCACTGCTAACCCAGGAGGAATTACAGGGGACACAGGTGATAATACTCCTGTTCTATACGGTGAATCAACAGATGTGAAGCCTACGAATTTAACCGTAGTCACAGCGTACTTTGAAATGGATACAGAAAATGTCTATCTATGGGATAATGAGAAAAAGGTATGGAGGTTGTTATAGGTGGGTGTTCAAAAGAATGTACTGGTACAAAAATACAATGGAACCGATCATGATGTCTTATTCCCTGTCACCACAACAGACAACGTATTCGACGAACAGGGGAACCGTTTAACGGATTCCCTGGTTAATGTTCAGGCTGATCCGTTTTACAGTGAAATCACCTATTCAAAATATATAGATAGTGTCACGGGTACTCCGTATGTGATTACGAAAATTCCAAACCGTGATAAAAATGACCAACTCATTCCGTTAAAACATGGGTATCCCAACGAACAAATGAACGGGGTTTTCGATACCGCCTTGAGTTACAGTGTCCAGCATAACGCTTCGTTTGTTGCCAATGCTTCGAGATGGAACACGACAAACGGTCAAATTTACGGAATCCAAATTAAAGACGGGAAGGTCTTGCAAGATACGCCTCACGGACAGAACTATACGCTCGGGATTAAACAGGATAATACCTTAGTGGCTTATCCTCCTACCGCGGATGCAAGTGCCATTTTAGCCGATGGATGTATCCAAGCTGTGTCAGGGTTTTACCCCTTGATTCAAAACGGGCAGACCGTTGATCCTTCCATTTATCAGTCTGATGGTGATCCTAACGGATATGACCCTCGGCAAGTCATTGGACAAATGCCGAATTTAGACATTGTGTTTTTAACCGCAGAAGGACGTAACCCGAACACCAATAAAGACCAGGGGTTGATGTATTCCGATATTATTCGAATTATGCAGGGAATTGGTGTCAAGTTTGCGTATAACTTAGACGGTGGTGGTTCCGAACAAACAGTGGTTCGTGGTGTGCTTACCACCAATCCAACTGACAACAACGGTCAAACGGTTCGATTGGTTGCAGATTTCCTGTATGTGGACAGACCCACAGACACCTTGAAAAAACTAAATAGTTTGAATCAGGATTTAGGGTATTTATCACAACGGATTGCGGATTTATATGCTCAAATTGAGTACCTCACCGACTTGAATCAAGGGTACTTGAATTTACGAGGAGCCCCTGGATACAATGCACAGGGGATTGCTACCTATACAGGGAATGTAGCAGACACAAAATTATATCTTCGATCTGGGGATATGAGCTACTGGGATTATGTGAACAATGATTATATGTTCCGTGTTCACGCAACAGGGGAATTGCAAACAACAAGAGGACAAATTGCCGATTATTTTAGTGTCCCTCCTCAAGTAACAGACTTAAATAATATCGGGTATAACCATTCAAGTGAAGTGTGGGCAACAGGAACGACCGCCAATGTACCGAATTCGTCTTGTTCCTGGTTTGTTCGTCATATTTATTATGACACCAATGATATGTTGCAAATTGCTTACCCGTATTCAGAGGATACCAGTATTCATCCTCAAATGAGAAGAACGGGTGGAGATGGTTCTTGGCAAGTTTGGAGAGCGTTCTAACATGACTCAAATGGATACAAATGCCCAGTACATTCTAGACTATCTAGTCAATAATGACGGGTGGACGAAAAACGCCGTGTGTGGAATGCTTGGGAATATGCAAACAGAATCAGGCATTATTCCCGATACTTGGCAAAGTGGAATGATTGGAAATACCAGTGTAGGATATGGATTGGTGCAATGGACACCTGCCACCACCTTAATCAATTGGTGTAATTCACAAAATTTAGATTACACCCAAATGGATTCACAGTTAAAACGAATTCAGTGGGAAGTCGATAACGGACAACAGTATTATAGTCCTAGTCAATCCTTTAAACAGTTTACCCAATCCACTGATACGGCGTATAATTTAGGTCTTGATTTCTTAGCGCACTATGAAAGACCTGCTGATCCCAATCAGCCGATTCGTGGAACACAGGCACAACATTGGTTTGACACCTTAACCGTAGGCGGTTCTCCTCCTGGTGGCGGAGGAACAGGTGGGGGTGGAGGGACAACCCCTCCTCCTTCTACTAAAAATAATCTAGTGACTTTGTACCTAACAGGGGCGTTGCCGTGGTAGACTAATAGAAAAGAATGGAGGGGGTATGGGTCGATTGGAGGAACTGTCGATGGAACACATGGTGCAAGACCACGAAAAACGGATTTTACAATTAGAGAAACAATCCGAAGAAACACGAAACAAATTACAAGCTGTCGAAACAGGTCAATATCGAATTGAAAAGGTCATACTCGAACAGGGGATTGAACAAGGAAAACTATTAAATAAATTAATAGATAATCAGTTTGACCTAAAGAAAATGAATGTTCTGACTAGAGAGAAAATATGGGTGAAAGCGTTAGGGGTATTGGGTGGAGCAGGCGGCTTGTTTGCGTTTATTGTCGCCTTGATAAAATTATTTTATTAGGAGGAATGAAATATGAATAATGTTAGTAAATCGGCGGTAGCACCAATTGTTTCAACGCTTTTAATGGCAGTAGGACTTGTTACACATAAAGTATTCTCTAGTGATACGGTCAATGAAGTAACAGATATTACCGTTGCTGTGATTGGTGGAGCCGTGACCATTTGGGGGATTATCAAGAATCATAAGAAGGATGTCGTGGTTGTCGCTCCTGTTGCACCACCTGTTACACCAACTGTAACACCTACTGATAATCAAACAGGAGGTACACCTAAATGAATCTTTCACAAAATGGGATTAACTTAATTAAGAGTTTTGAAGGATTGGGACTCACTGCCTATAAAGCGTTGCCAACGGAAAAATATTTTACGATTGGTTATGGTCATTATGGCTCGGATGTTCGGGAGAATGAAACCATTACCACCTCGCAAGCCGAATCACTGTTACAAGCTGATTTAAAACTATATGTAGCCGCTGTCAATAATGCTTTGAAAGTAGAGGTCAATCAGAATCAGTTTGATGCATTGGTGAGTTTTACCTATAATATTGGGGTTGAGGGCTTGAAACAAAGCACACTATTAGATAAAATTAATCATAACCAGTTTGATAGTGCCGCCGATGAATTTGATTTGTTTATTCATTCAGGAGGAAAAGTCATTCAGGGGTTAGTGATTCGGCGTTTGAAAGAAAAGGCGTTATTCTTGAAGCCTGTACCTGTTCCTACGGTTACCTATAAAGTGAAAGCAGGGGATACATTAGGAAAGATTGCGTTAAACAATCAGACCACGGTGACAAGACTAGCGAAATTAAATGGGATTGATAATGTAGACCATATTGAAGTGGGACAGGTTATCAAGATACCTAGATAGAGATAGAAAGAGGTGGAAGGAGATTTTCCCAGGGAAAACACCTGGGATAACTCCCATGTATGGATACAAATTTATACTATAATCCGCAGAAAATGTTATCATACAACCGTATTCTAAATTTTATCATTGGGGCGAGGGGGATTGGGAAATCTTTTGCCATGAAAGAGCACCCAATCCGCCGCTTTTTAAAATACGGTGAACAATGGATTTATGT